TGCTTATCCTTTCCGTGTAGCATCTCCTACACTATATGATATATCAACGGTATCATCATTTAACTTAACTATTATGTTTGTAATACTACTTATCACATAAGCATCCGTCACACTTTCATATCCGCCTATTACATCACCTATATGTCGCTCAGTATCACTACTTGTAACTGCAAATGCATCAGATCCTATCAGTTCTTTCAATCTCTCTGTTCCACCAGAGACAAGGTCCTCAACAGATTCTGCAGATGTGTTCTCATAAGTACTCACATATTCTTCCACTCCATATAGGCTTTGAGATGTACTTATATTTCCATTTACATCAGCATATAAATGCACTACAGTTCTATCCTGAAGTTCTCCTTTACCAAGACATATAAGATGATTTACTCCCTTATATGTCTTGGTAAGTGTGAAATTGACATCGTTCTGGTTGTATTCTATCCGGTCAGAATAATCGATCACAGGAACATATGATACATGCACCATACCGTCTTTTACTGACAAGTACAGATTCATTCCAATTGATGTCCCAAGCTTCAATAAGCCTGTATAAAGATCTGTATATCTTGCAAACTGATATGAATTAATCGAAATTCCACTTTTATCTGCTACAAAAACGCTTTCAAGTCCATAAATTCTGAAAAGGCTCTGAAGAACATCTCCTACATTCCCCGATACTATCCTGTATGCAGAACCATTTGGAGGCTCTATGATCTTACTCATAAGTACTCCCCTGAAACTTCTGCCTGAATATCTGATCTCATTATTCTCCGTTATCACTTTTACGGAATCTACAACTCCGCCATACTCTGTATCATTGACATACCACCAATAACCTCCATGCATGACATTGTTCTTAATACCAACTGTAATCTCAAAATTCTTCTTATCGGCAACATCAAGATCAATTTCATATTTATGTAGACATCCCTCATCATTCAAATTTCGATCCATATAAATTACATCCAAAGTGGTTCGCTCCTTTCAGCTTTCAAAAGCAAATCAAAGTTAAATGTAGAATTCCAATATACAACCTGTTTACCCGATTTTATTTTTTGAAAGATATCACTTCCCTTATTTCTATACCGAAACAGGTTCACTGTTGCACCGTTTAATTTGAACAACTTAATTGTCTGTTTTTTTGAATCGATCTCAACTCTTTCTCCTGCTTGTATCGTATAGTTCAATATATAAGTATGTCCACCAATAGAAATAGCTGGATTCTGAGCGTATCCATATATGGTCAAGATAAATTCAGATTCACTAAAGCTATCATTTGCAACTTGTGCTGCGTATCCAGGAGATGCAGTATAGTCATATTCATATCCGTATGGATAACCTCTGCCAGTTTCATCTACTGGTATATCTTTATACCGATATTCCTTTAAATCTTCTTGCACCCATGCATCTGCAACTGTTACAACCTTTAAAGATAACTTTGTATATGGGCCTACCAAATACTCTGACTTATCACTTGCATAGATGAAACATTCAAGATAATAATCGCCAATATACAGTTTTCCGGGAACTTCATTGATGATATCCTGCTCAAACAGTTCAAACATATCATTCTTTACATTCCTGCATATCCTCGGAGTCGGGCAACAAATAGCGATCGGAAGTGTCTTTTCTGTAATTTTCTTCCGAAAATTCTCTACACTTTTCCGATCACTATCATAGATCCACTGATAGTCTCGAAGGTCATTTTCATTTGCAAAGATATATTTCTTTCCAAACTCAAGAACATTCCCCTGACTATTTACATATTTTATATTCTCAAGCATATGTTCTTACCATCCTTCCAAATTCTCTACCATCAATCTTAAGCTTCGTACCTTCTGTAAGTGCTCTTACCATGTATTCATACATATTTTCATCAATATGTCTTACTACATCAAGAATCAAATACAGAACCTTTGATAACTCTGATTCATTGTCTACTGTTCTTCCTGTAGCCTCTGCCATGTCCTCAGCTACCTTCTTAATCCAGCCAGTATTCTTCTCAAGTGGCACTACAGCCTCAGCTCCATTACCCTCAAGGATACCGACCTGGCCTTTTGCAAGCACACCACCTTCAGCAAGTTGAGTGGCATCAAGTTCATCTATTCTTGATATTGATACTTTTGGTATCTTATTCAAAATAGATATCGCCGAGTTAATTGCCCGGATAAAGCCATTGATAATCCCTGTAGCTTTACTAAGTATCGCATTGACCGCTGATGTCACAGCACCAGATAATCCGTCTGCTATTGCTGTTCCAACCTTGCTAAATATGTTCTTGATCTTCTGCCAGGTGGAGCTAAAGAAATTCACCATCGGTGAAAATGCATTCTTTATACCAGCCCAAGCCTTGCCAAATATATCACTGAACCATGTGCCTACAGCAGAGAATGTACCCTTAATACTTGACCATATTCCACTAAAGAACTCTGGTGCAGCGTTCCACGCTTTCTTGATTCCCCGCCAAGCTGCAGCAAATGATTCTTTACAGTTATTGATCACTGTAACTATCAACTTGATGGCAGCTTTAAGCGTCCCTGAAAGCATCTTACAATACCATTCAAGGATTGGTTTCAGCACATTTAGATAATCTTCCATCAGCATCGAAAGTAATTCCACCAGTGGTGGTAATATCATATTGATAAGATCTGTCAGTGGCGTGACTACCTGCATTACCAAGTCGATAATCGGTGTCAACATATCCAAAAACGGCTGTAACAATTCAAGTATAGGCTGCAAAATAGCCATCAAAACAGGCAGTAAAGACTGAATAATCTGAGTCACCGGCGGCAGGAGCATATTTATCAGGTTTGTAAGCGGTGGCAAGATCGTCTGAATGATCTGCATCATCGGTGGTAAAAGTAAATCAAGCAATGTTGACAATGTTGTCAGTACTGGTCCCACCAACTGCAGAATCGATGGTAAAATCGATGTCAGGGTGCTAAAAATAGAATTTAGAGCGGTTGATATCGACTGCCCCAGTTCTCCACCTATACCCGGCAACAAGGTTTCAAGTATGCCAGGAAGGTTATTCACCAATTCGGACAGCAACGATGTTGCGCCCTGTATAAGTGATGGCAGTATCTGTTCTATAAGTGGCGGTATATATGGTGCCAATTTCTGTGCAAGACTTGATATACCTGTAACTATCCTTGGCAGTGTGTCTGCTATTCGTGGTACAAGGTTATCAGCTACAGCCATCACAGAATCAACAAGGTTATTCATCAGCACTCCCATATCCTGAGATGGGTCTGCCATACCTATGAGCAGATTAGCCCATGCGGACTTCATCATGCCGATAGATCCCTGTATTGTAGTGGCTGCCTCTTTTGCGGTTGTGCCTGTTATCCCCATATCAGTCTGTACAACATGAATAGCCTCTATCATCTTATCAAACGATACACTATTGACATTATCTGCTGTCACAGTCATGGTGTCACCGAGTACACCAGAATCATTGATAAGCCTTGCCATCTCGGATGCAGTACCACCATAGCCAAGCTTGAGGTTATCTAACATCGTGTAGTTTTGCTTAGCAAAACCCTGATATGCATTCTGTATAGATGCCATATCAGTTCCCATCTTATTGGCATTATCTGACATATCTGTTATGGCCAGATTTGCAGTTTCAGCCGCCTTTTCCGTGTCACCGCCCAATCCCTGGAGCAGCGACGCTGAAAAGCTTGTTACAGTGTCCATGTACTCGTTCGCCGACAGCCCCGCCGTCTTATATGCATTATTTGCATACTCAACTACCTTATCTGAGCTGTCCTTGAACAGTGTCTCAACACCACCAACAAGCTGCTCGTAGTCCGCATACTGCTCTACAGCACTCTTTGTCATTGCAGTTAAACCAGTCGCCACAACGGTAGCTGCGACTACTCCAATCTTAGCCGCCGCTACTGATACTTTAGCTAGTGCTTTTACTGATGTAAGAGCACCTTTACCTATGGCTGAAAACATTGACTTCATTTTAGCCTTGATATCCACTGTCTTCTTTCCAGTCTTATCAAGGTGCTTGTCTACCTTCTTGTGCGTCTCACCAGCTACATATCCAATGTCTGCATAGGCTTTCTTCATAGCTTCAGATGCACTCATCCCCTGTTTTCTATACTCTGCTGCAGCTTTTCCCACATCACTTTTTAACTGGTTGACTGTCTTTCCTGATTCGGCTGCTATTTGTGACAAGCTTTTACCTGTATTAGCATTGCTTTCCGATATCTCCGAGTTGTTTTTTATAGCACTTCTGCCTATAGACTGGAATATCCTACTCAGCTTACTTTGCGTCTTCTCAGCAGTTTCACTTGTCTCATTTAAGCTTTTCTTAGCCTCATCATTTTTTATGGCAATCTTTCCCAGTATCTTAAATACTTCCAAAAGGGTCTCCCCCCTTTCCTCGATAATAAAAAAAATAGAGACACACGTTCTGTGTGCCCCTATGGTTTAAAATTCTCTATGATTGACATAGAATCCCTTATGGTTGTTTCAAGTTCGCCTCTGCTCTCAAATGCTCCTGATCCGACAGGCTGCGAATTGCCACCTGATGTGCCATACAGCCTTGCCTTGAAGTCATTGAATGATATGTTCTCCCAGCACTTATGGATATACATATCCCAGAGCTTATCATCATCGTCAAGACGCACAAACGTGCATACAAACTCATCAAAGCTCTGATTGTCTATCATCGTATCAAGCAGAGTGTACGGATCCGCATATCGTTTAAATATGAGATCCATGAACTTGAGATAGCCTACTGTTTCTTCTCGAACAATCTTGAAACAACCTTGATAAAATCCGTAAAGCTCGGAAGAGTGACTGCATCATATAACATCTGTGTGAATACAGAGAGATCAAGATCTGCTATCTCATCCACAGTCATTCCTGACAGGTGTGATAAGCAGACAAATATCTCACGCTGACAGTCTGACAGCTTTGTCAGGATCGCATCTGCAAGCTCGAATGCAAGACCAATACCCACATTCTCGAGGAACTTCGATGTGTCCTCATCATCCTCGCCATCACCAGCAAGCTTCTCACGTTCTTTTGCAATAAGCTCTTTGAACCCATTGCCGCTGAATGAATCTTTGAAGTCTTTCACTCCAAGCTTGCTGAACAGCTTCAGGAATGCAGCTATATCTGTAGCCTTTGGATTTCTAAGTGTATATGGCTTGACCTCCTGCACATCCTCTACTGCCTCAGTATCTTCAACTACTTCGGCATTCTCTACTACATCTTTGTTCTCTTTTATCTCGGTTGTTCCCATGATTATCTCTCCTTTTCTATGTCAATTAGTCTGTTACTTCTGTACTGGAATCTATAGACTGCTGAACCTGCTCCGTTGTCGTGCCGGTAGGCAGATAGATGTGGTATGGCAGTGTATCAGCTGCTGGTGACAGATCCGCATAGCACTCCATTGTCAGCGCAAATGTGCCATTCTCCTTGTTCTTGCCCTCTATCTCAAGGCCTGATGTACAGAGAGCATTGTCAAAGATCACGATAACAGGACGACCATCTAAGAATCTTCCAATATATCCGAAGTTCTCAATGTAATCATCCTTTTCAATTCTTGCCTTGGATTCGATCACATCGTATCCTTCCGCTGTTGATGTGCCATTCTGCCCGATAATAGCCATCTTGATCGTCTCAGGCGACAGCTCCACCATGTTTGTATCCATCTGTGCTGTCTCGCCAGTTTTAACCGTCAAATCCTTAACCTTAACCACTGCTCCATCTACTTCAATATCCTTAAGTTCCGGCTTAATAGACAGCTTCGTTCCGCCGGATGTAGCACCGATCAGAGATTCGGCAAAGTTCCATGTCTTTTTTGATGCGTCATACTTGAGCCCTTTGTGAATCGTTCCGGCACCAAACACAATGTTCTTCGGTGTCTTGTCTGTGATACCGGATGACTTGAACTCTTCAAAAGTTAATGTATCTGCCATGTTATAATCACCTTCCATTCTTATATTCTTTAATCGTCAAATTGATCTGTATCCGTTTGAGGTCTGCATCCCCTGTTGGCACTGGTGACGCATTCCCATAAAAAACGGCAACCCCCGCACCACTTGCAAGGATTGCCGTTCGTTCAATATTCTGTTCTATCTTCTGCTTGTACTTCTCCAGGCTGAGCCAAGAGCCCCTTGTGAAGCCGTCTATGATGAATGTTATTTCCTGACATCCATCTTCCTCAGGTGTATCACCTTCAGAATATTCGCCAACAAAATATGCCTCCGGCGGGTCATCCTGCCACTCCATAAATGCATATGGAATCTCAAGCTCATCTGTGAGTACGCTATTGATATATGATAATGTCTCTGTCGTCATTCGTCATCACCGCCTTACTCACTGAACGTCTGATTGAGAATAGAGCCAAGTCGCTTGATAATCTTGCTCTTGGTCTTGTCAAAGGCTTTCTGTAAAGGTCTGAGAGGCTTTTTACCATGAGTTGTGTGCCAGTTGCCACGCTCATCCTTATAGACCCATGGTTTTTTGCGTCCATTACCTTTCAGTGCGTATTCACCTGTTCCATACTCTTCCCAGATAGCATTCTCAAGAGGATTACCGATAACAGCCTCGCCCTTATCTTCATCAACATGATGAGTCCATGCTCCTTTGGTCTGTCCTGTGTCTACTCTCGCCTGTGCTCTCTTAGTCTGTGCCTCTACCTCTCCGGCGGCCTCGTACAAGAATACAATAGCAGCATCATCCAGAGCCGCCTCAACCTTTATTCTGTTGTCTGTGAACTCCACATTTCCCATTACTGCCCTCCTGTATACTTCAGATATATCTCAAGCTGCTCATGCATGCCCATGGGGTCATCTATCAGCATAATGTCATATACCTGACCATTAATCACCATACGGCTGTTCTCAGCCTTAATCATGTCACTGAGCTGCTTATAATCAGCCACGAACATATGCGTGGATTCCTGCACCTTGGCATTGTATGTTGTGTACTTGCTGTCACCGCCTGAGAGGTCAAGCCATCCGGTCAAGGTATCTTCTGGCACCCATGCAACTTCCTGTTCGCCTATCTCATTTCTGCTTATGCTTTTTACCTGTATATCTGCAACTGCATTTCCACCTATTCCTCGCATCTCAAAACCTCGCTTTCATGTACGGTTTTAAGAAACCAAGAAGTGACTTTGGATATCCCATGAGGGAATTGTCGCCGTCCATATTGAAATAGGTCACAGAGTGCCTGCTGATGGTCTCAGACTGTACACCGACCTTATCCCGGTTGTTCAGGTCCCATGAAAGCATGTTGGCTACTCCCAACTTGATATCCATCGGATATACTATCTTTGTCACCATGGCGACCGGTTCGCTTACAAGCTTCTCATTCACCTCTATATGTCCATTGTTCATATCCACAGCTTTGATGGTGTACAAGCCATCGTTGTAGCGTGACTCTGACACCTGTATAGTGTCTCCAACCTTGAACAGCTCAGATGCATACTGAAAGCCTGTCACAGCGTCCACAGAAGTCACAAAACGCCTGTTCCTGTCCTGAAAATTATTATTTGTATATTTTCTGATCAGGAGTTCCAGTGCCTGAAGCTTTGCTTCAAGCACCTTATCCTTTACTGCACCAGTATCAACATACTCTTTCAGTTCATCAACAGTCATGATCATACGATCACCACCTTACTGCTCTGTAACTGTATAACCATCATGCTCCATGAACCAGTCTGCCATACGCTTAGATGTAATCTCTGCTTTGCCGTTTGCAAACTGCACACCACCGGCACCGATTCCACAATATGATGGATTTCCATTTACTGATACAATCCATTTTGGTTTCTTTACTGTTGCCATATCCTGTCACCTATCCTTTCTTTACGCAATCTTGATATTTCTGAGTACACCTGCATGCTGTGTATTCTTCAGGACTGTAGCTGCGATCATCTCAACCTCAGCGTCCTTGACAGTGCCAGGCTCGTTGAAGTTTGGAAGATACTGATCAATCACTGAACCGCCATTCAGGCTGATTCCGTGAAATCCATCGTTTACGTCAAACTTGACTGCATAGACGTCTGTAAGACCTGTTGTTGCCGAGCTCTCCTTTGCGATGGTTCTTGAAAGTCCCTTCTTGACAACATGGCCAGCAGTTGCAGCACCACTGCTTACAGTGTAATAGTCCTGCATATCAACAAGCTTGACACCATCAATAGTAGTGACACGCTTTCCGAATGCTTCCTCACTCTCTGTCTTGTATCCAAGGATACGAGCCACTGTCTGAATCTTGGTGATCATCTCTGTGTTAGTGAGCACCGCATCAGCATCTGTGGTCTTGACAAGAAGGCTCAGTGCCTCATAGAACTCATCAGCATTAGACTTGATCGCTGTGATAGATGACAGATCAATAGCCTTGTCTGTGCCGTATTCTGTCGTTGTTCCCGCAAGCATGGAATCAAGTCCCTGGAACTCAGGGTGATCTGTTGATGCTGTTGTAGTTGCATCACCATTGATCAGTGTATAGTGGAAGAGGTTTACCACTGCCTTGATATGCTCCTCTATCTGATATGCCATATTGTCAAAGTTACCTGCTACCCTGTTGAGCACTCTGTCCATCTGAACAGCTCCGCCCATGATTGCAAGATTAGCCTCGCACTCCTGCTTAGTAGCCGCTGATGCAGTGTAAGAGCCACCTATCTTTCTGAACTCTGCTGTTGCTGGAAGTACCTTTCTGAGATACTTGTACTTCATTGTTGAGCCACCACCTGATGCTGATACACAGTCATCAAATGTGAGCATCTGAAGTATTGTTGACTGTCTGAGGAAGATATCCACGATCTGTGAGAATACCTTATCACTCATACCTTTTTTGATTTCTTCTAATGTCATTGCTGCCATAGTTTTTTCACCATTCCTTTCTACTGGGTGCTGTCACCCTCATATTTCTGTTTTAGTGCCTCTGCCAAATTTTTAGGCTCTATGCCGCCCTGACCTCCACTTGGCAGTCTATTCTCAATGATGTGCCTCTTGCCATCATCTGAGCCGGATGGAGCCGTAAACTGAGCCGGGAACTGTGTCTTTAAGTCGGTGAGCATGTTGTCCCATCCTTTGATGTGCCCCTCATCGTCAAGCTTAAGTTCCTCGTTCTTCTCCTTGAGGTTCGTCTTGATCTTATAGGTCATATAGTCGGTATCAACCGCATGGGCCTCAAGCAGTGCCACCTTGATTGCTGAATTGACCTTGGTCTCTTCAAGCTCCTTCTGTAATCTTGCATTCTCTGTCTCATAAGTTGATATCTTCTGCTGCATGCCCTCGTCACCCTTGGACGCTTTCTTAAGGTCCTCAATGAGCTTATTTGCATTGCCAATCTCCGTGTCTTTGCCGGTGATCAGTCCGTTGAGTTTCTCAAGTTCTGAATCATACTTCTCCTTGCTGACGTACTTGCCCTCGGACAGATCTGTGTATCTTACATGCTTGAGTTTATCTGCCTCCGTGCTGTTCTTCTCGTCAATCTTCGCCTGTATCTGTTTGTACAATTCTTCTCCTAACAGTTCCTTTAATTCCATTGTTCCATCCTTTCTTGGCTTTAATTGTAGCCACACATGGCAGTTATCACTCTTGCCGGAGTTATTTTATCGTCACAGTTTTACCGCCTTAAGCCGATTTTGGGCATAAAAAAAGACCATGTTTTTATCATGGTCTGAATTAACTAAATATTATGTTTTAGTTCTTTATTTATTATTCAAATATCCGTTCTCATACAAAAAAACGTTTTCTTCAACTGTCAGAGCTGAAAAAGGGTTAGTCCAAGAATCATCCTCTGTTTCAAAATCAGGTGCTTTAAATTCCGATGGAATAAAGCCTAGTTTATCGCATATTCTCTGATATTCTGTCTCTTTATCCATTATAACACCTCCATTTTTACTCCAGCATCTTCAAATATACTTCTCACATTATCATTATAACCCTTTATCTCTAATTGAGCAAGTGCAGATGACGCTATTGGCGCATTAAATTTCTCTTTATCCACTGAATATTTATATATTTTCCCATCATGGCATACAACTAGTCCAAATTTATAAGCACGTTTTTTGCAAGTCATTAAATCTGCCAAACTTGGCACGCTACTTCCTGGATGATTATGGATTGCTATGATTGTATTTGGCTTGCTGTTGTACAACATTTCTATCATTCCTTTATTTGGCTTTGCTGTACTTTCCTCATGATACTCCTTATTTATTTTTGATTTTCCAGTCAAATAGTCAACAAAAGCAATATCCTCGTATCTTGTTCCCGAACGATGAGTTAACATTTCTTTTGATCGCTGCCATGCGATTCTATTAACCCTATCACTATCTGATACTTGGTTGAATTTTCTTCTGTAATCCGGAGATTCTATTATTTTTTTATGAATAACTGTGTCTTGATAAATATATTTTGGCTTACTTTGTTCTTTTTCATGCGCAATCTCAAACGACACCTTAAAATACTTTTCTTTGTACTCCTCAAAGTCTGTCGTCTTATCCAGCCCGAAGTATTCCGCTCGATCTTTCAGTCGCTGAAGCTCATCATCATCCAATGCCCATCTTGCTCTCTGCAATAAGCAGCACCGGCAATTACAATCCTCTGCCGGATCTCCAAACATCCCCGGAGCATCTACTTGTATACCACCAGCTTCAAAAGGTTCATCTATTTCACGAATCTGTCCATCAAGCAGTCTATGCAGATCTCTTGTATTGCCGTCAAGCGTAGAGTCCCACTGCTTTACTATGTCCGCTCCTTTACTCTTAGCTATCTTTTGAGCATCCATAGCCGACTGTACTTGTATGCGGTGTCCTTCCGTCCTTGCTATACGGATTGAATTGTTGTAAGCCTTCTGGAACGGTGTATTTGCCATGTGCCTTGTCAGCTTACCTGCCACCTCATTCCACGTTGAGCCGTTGGCAATGCCTCTTGACACCTCGGCCCTGACAGCCTTTTTGAGATATGTCACATCCTCGCCCATTTTGTCGTAGAGCGACTTACTGAGCTTGCTGTCCGTCTGAATAGCTCTCACAACTGCCGCCTGATCTATCGGCATGATGATCGGAATACCTGTCTGCTGCAAGTCATACATGACACCTGTATATCCATTCCTGTAGCACTTCGTAAGATAATCAGACACCGTTGCATAGGAATTTGACTGCAAGTTGCTTAGAGCACCTTCAAGTTGTGCTTTCAAAGCCTCCTGATATTGTTTCTGGTATATGATGCTCTGCAAATTCTCCATGTCAGTTCTTGCAGACAACTCTCTGATCTTCTGCTCACAGTCTTTCAATGCCTGCTTATATGTATTCTTCAGGCTGGCAATAGTTTTTTCCTCGTTATGCAGTTGTTCCTCAATTACTTCTTTCTGTCTCTTATTCATATCACATTTCAATAGACATCGTAAAAGCTCTTGTTTCGCCCGGTTTGATCGTGACTGGTTCAAATACTTCTCTTGCCATCAAATTTTTAAAATATGCACTCGGTGTGGCTCCTGTTGTTCCGTCTGTACACCAAGCTAAAAACCATCCGATTTCTGATACTGTTATATCTTCATTGCTATTGTTTTTCACAGTTATTGTATACACTCTATTTGTTGTATAAGTTTCTTTGTAACTTTTTGCCATACTTACCACATGCAACCCATCTGAAGCGTATGTGTAAGGAACTTCAAGTGTATAATCGTCTTTTGTCGGGACTGTCGTTCCTGATCCAAGGAATATATAACTTCCATTATAAAATGTATCTATCGAATAATCTCCCAGTGTGGCATTTTCGTATATTTCATTCAAATATGTGTTTACCCATAGACTGTTTCCCACCTCTTTATCTATTCTCTGTATTTTTCCGGTTATATCTTTAAATATAGCCGCAACCCATCCTGTTGATATAAATACATTTAATAATTGTATAAAATTTGGCATTATCATTTTTCGTTTACCTCCTACATTAACTCTTTTACTGCTGTAAATTCTTCTGTTCCTTTGTTTTCAAAATAAGTATTAGAAACATTGTCATAAAGCTTCGGTTTGCCATCTGCATCGTACTTCGGAATAAAATCACGAACAAGTGTATCACCGTCATAAATTTTGCAATAATAAATATCTCCTATTTCACCAGACGTTAATACCTTTATATGAGAATCTCCAAACCCATACTCAAATGTTCCAACCTCATTTCCCTTTGCTATATAACTACCAGATTCAATATCTTTAATGTAATTATTTCCAAGCTCAAATTCATACGTTTTTGTTGTATCAATCAAACCGCCTATAATTCTATGCCCATCACCGCCGTAGTCCATATACCAGTTATTACCATATCCAAAAAATCTAAGTGCCTGATCTCCACTTAACATCATTCCGACAAATATCGCTCCTGTTGCTTTCTGCATCTTAAATTTAAGCTGTATTTTTATAGTTGATTTTCCGTTTATCCCAGTGTCAACCCAGCTGTTTCCATCAGAATGCACGGCGGCAAATTTTTCTTCAAGCTTGCGACTTGTAACCTTTGTCTTTATTGCTTCACCCACATGTGTGATTGCACCGATCTGGTTTGATGTATGTGTTTTTATGCTGTCACCTACTCTGGTTATGACAGAACCGCTACCGCCAGTGCTTCCACCTGTCTTTATCTGGCGCACATTTTCAGCCATAACTGCAAAGCTGTCTGTACTTTCAGTAGCCACTCCTTTCTCAGTGATGGCACTGGCTACTTCTGTTTTTCCATCACTGACAGATTTTTTTAGATTTTCTTCCGTTTCTTCTATTTTTTTTAACCGATCACCAACAATCTTTGCATCTGCCGCTTCACCGGATATGGACAAAGTAGGGTCGACCTTAATCAAATATTTCATAAACTGTGCAATGATGTCTTTCTCCTGTTCACTGTCTATTGTCTTTCCAAGTTCGCAACCATCAAGAACCTTTCCAACTGCAAGTTCTGTATTGTATTCCTGTGTTATATTTGATTCTTCATCTACCTTGGTAAAGCAGATCACGAAACCAACCGTACCAGGGACTCTGCAAGCCGTAGCACCTACAAGCCATGAGAATGTGATATAATCTTCATCGGTCACAGCTAAGTCATCGACAGCATAACAATCCGTCTCATTATCCTCATTCACATAATTGACCTTTATGCTAAACTCAGACATATCATTCTTTTTATAATATCTCGGCATTTTAAAATGCTTTCTTGTCACATTTTTATCATGATATACTCCGAGTATCTTCTCATTTCCCGGAAGTGTAATCTTTCTCAAATTGCTATCTATTTTGCAATATGTTACATTCTCCATCTTTATTCTTCACCACCAGTCTCTACATTTACCTTTTTCAACAGATCCTGCGCTTTTTTCGTATCGTCTTCTTCCTTTGCCGGCAGCTTGTCCTTGATCTCGTCATAATCAATATCAAGCCAGTCACAGATAGCTTTGATAATCGTCTCATCATCAAACATGCTTGCAACATCGAGTATTGTATTGATCTCTGTCTGCCTTACCTGAGCCTCTGTAAGCTCTATCTGTGCATTTTCCTGAGCGTTGCTCATTATCTCGTGAGCGAACTCAAAATGAACATCCTCAGCCTTGTATGCCTTATTCTCAGCCTTATTTATCTCGTCAACAACTATCTCTACTATCTTCCTAAAGAACTTTCTAAGAGCTTTCTCTATCTTTTTTGCCTTAAGGTCAAGGAGCGAATAAGCCGCCTTGATAGCTATATTCGTAGTGGCTGATGTATCCTTGAGACCGGCGGTGTTCAACCCCATGCCGAACCTGTATATATTCTTTTCATCAAGCTCCAGTTTTGCCTGTCTTGCCTGGTATGGGACGTCAACAGTCTTGACATCTACGTCACCATCCTCACCTACACCTATGATCTTCTTTGTTTTGAGGTTTGTCTGAAGCTCATTCAGGTTGTCTCCCTGAAAGCCTTTGATAGCATATAGTGGGGAGTCAAAGTCTATGAGGTTGTTTGACAGGCTTGAGGCCATCAGGTCGTAGTCATCTATAAGTGGTTTGACAGGCTTAAGACTTGAGAACTGCTTCTTGTTGTTATCCAGCCGGAAGAATGGAATATAGCCAAATCCATCAAAGTAGGTGGCCTTATCTCCATTATTCTTTGTGTAAAGTACATGAGGCTTTGGGTTGATTGGTTCAGTATCATCTAACACCACCGCCCCATTATTAACCTGGACATAATAATATGTCTGCTTATCATCCCAGACCTGTATTCTCTCGATGGTCTTGTGTACTTTGTCTATCCTGTCTGTATAGTGGTATATCGTGTATGCACAGCCATCGTCCGTGTCCTTGGCTCTGACCTCAATAACTCCGATACTGTCAGCATTGGCAAATGACATCATATCCTTGGCATTCTTGTATGCGTACATATACGCAAAGCCTTTGACCTGCATATCTGTGATGGTGTCGGAGAACTCAGACATGAACTCATCATTGTTGTTAAAATACTTGTCCATGTGCTTCTGCAGTTCAGTGTCGTTGGACTTTACAATGCCATCCCCTGAGAGGATATACTGGGTGCACTGGTCAACCAGCTCTGTGAAGAATGGATGTGGTATCTTCACGTTGCTTCTAGTCTTGTCCTCTACCAGTTCGCCGTCCGCATTGTAGTAAAACAGTCTATACTTCTTTATGTCGTGATCGCCATCATAGTAACGTTCGCCTATTCTGGCGAATTGTTTTTTATCAGACGTTTTGTCACTGTCTATCAGCTCTTTTATTTCATCAATAGTTAGCATCTTTTTACCTCGCTATACCAGCCATGTTCCCTTCGGCTTATCATTCTCATATACACCAGTCAGAGCATCGGGCGCATCATCGTGTGCATTCTTACCCTCTTTCTGATACTTCCTTATTGCTTTTGCAAAGTCTGGCCATCTGTCTTCCCAGTTCACCGGAAAGGCTACATTCTGCATTACTCCTGTACTGTTCGACAAGATTCTTGATGTCTTATTCTTTGATTGAAAGAACCACTGTATTTTAGTGTGGGTATTCCCTAATGCTTTCAATTCTCTTATTACATTCCTGCTGAATCCACGACCGCCATTGTTACTTTCTATCAAAGCATTACCGACATTATTCTTAGTCAGCATCTGAGCTGTCGCTGGTTCAGTCACTTCCATAGGTGCCTTTGTATATAAAACATCAAGTATGTAGTATGTACTCTCATACATGCCATAACAAATAGAACACAGATAATCACTACCTGTGTCCGCTGTATCTGTATAATTCAATATATATTTGAACAGGCTATTGCCCTTACTATCCCTTGGAATATCCGTATATGTCTTAATATGGCTGTATAATCTGCCTTTGACATCTATTGGCTCTTGCTGATAATTCGCAAGGACTATATCCTTATTCATGTTCTTTGTTTTTATCTTGTAGTCCTTATATGACAGGATAGCTTCACAGAGCATTGTTCCATCGTCTTGTACTGCCTTGTAATTGATATGTACTACATCGTCATAATTTGCAAGTACATAACCGGCTAGATCCTTTGTTGACCATCTTGTCATAATTATGATGATTTTGAAATCATTCTCAGTTCTGGACAGCATTGTATTGTTAAACCAGTCAATCTGCTTCTGCAATACTGATTCATTGTAGGCTTCCTCACTGTTCTTGATAAGATCATCTATTATCATAATATTACAACCAAATCCGGTTGCGGTACCTGTCGGAGAGGTGGCAAGGTAATTAGCCTGTTGACTACCCTCAAGGCTCCACTTCTGTGCTGCAGCCTCTCCATACTTAATCTTTGTGCCAGGGAATATATCTCCATATGTCAGAATGCCCTCTGTAGGCTTTTCCGCAATCACATCCCTGACAGCCTTTGCAAAGGTTCCTGACAGGGTCTCATTATATGAGCCTGTCATAACCTTTTTATCTATACCATATTTACCGAATAGCCACTGGACAAATTTGGTAGCCGTTCGTGACTTTCCATGTCGTGGTGGCATATTTACAACCATTATCTGTTGTTCGGCATCTTCCACGAACCACTGTAGCTTATCTGCAAGATCATGCAGAAAGTCTCTGTCGTTACTATAGAAATCAGGAGAGGTCAGCTTGCAATACTGCCAGAACTCTCTCCTTGATAGTTCTATCTTTAGCTGTTGCTGTAATAAAGGGTCATGTCTATCAAACATTATCAATAAGTTTCTTCAATTCTTCGGTTGTAAGCCCCTCAAATGCATTTGGTGTGGTATTCTTCACTTCCACCTTTTCTGTGAACATACCCAAATGCTTACCAAGGAGCTCCAATGCCTGTATCTTGCTGTAAGGCTTTATTTCAAAGCCGTCTCGACCCTTTTTTATAACTGCAATAGCTTTCTTCTGATCTTCTGTAAGTTCATCCGTCAGGATAGGCTCTACTGTCCTGTATTTCACCTGATTGCCGTCCTCGTCAAGTACCGGGACCATATTCCCATCAACTTCTACCATGGCATCCTTTTCAACTACTCTTGCATAGTCAGATGCCTTTGCAAATGCGATAAGTGCAAGCTCATGTAATACGCTATCCTGAGTTATCTCTGTGCGCTCTTCAAGCTCTTTTTGGCGCTCTTTTATATAGGCTTGAATGCCTTCATTTGCCATCATTCTGCTAACACGTTTATTCATTCCTTTCGGTGAATATCCCGCCCTTATAGCTGCCTGTGTGGCATTAAGGTCAATCAGGTATTCATCACAGAATCTCTGCTGTTTAGCTGTCAGCTTAGCCATAATGTCACACCTTCTTTCTATTACTTCTGTTTCTTTCTTACTCTCTTCGGGATCACAATCTTGTACAGCGGTTTACATACACTCTTTACTTCCCCACCCAACTTTATAGTCGGCTGAAGTTTGTATATCTTAGTGCACTTAACCATCACCTTTATCATGGCTATCGGTAATGCCAATCTACCAAGTACAGGATGTATGTATTCAAAACTATATTCAGGTCTCACGACCTCAAACCTTTTAATCTCACTCATATCACGCCTCAAACAAAATAGCCCAGTGGCAAGAGATTATCATTCACATTAAAGGGGTGGGAGAGGGTTTGTATAACCACTGGGCATAAGAAAAGGGACACAACCTATGACAACGGCTATGTCCCTTATGAATCAATACTATATAATTTTACCACTACAGTATATCACAGTTGCTAGGTGCTATTCGGTGCTAAATGGTGCTATTTGGTGTCAACTTTTCAAAATCTTTATCCGAAATGCCTCAAGAGCAACTCCATGAATATGTTTTGTCCTGTCATATGAATACTTTATTTCAGATGCTATATCCTTTAATGACTTGTACTCTATATACTTCTTAAACAGAATCTTCATGTAGATAGGGTTGTTCAAACTGTGGATCTGATTGATCACTCTATGCTTGAGTTCCGCAAATCTGGCATTATCCTCCTGCAGCTCTCTCTCAAAATCAACATACTTCGCTACTTTCACGCTCAATGATTCAGATGCGCTTGTCTGTACTTTCTCCTTGGAATAGTCAAATGCTCCCAAGCCTATTGCATTGTCCTTAAGGCTATCTAATTCTATCTTCTTCTGCTGTATTTTCGTATCAAGCGTTTCGACCTGTTTCAGGTACTCTTTCGCTATATTCACTATCTTATCACCTCACTTACTTATTTTCCCTGATGGAGAACTCTATTCCGGTTTCTTCCCTCAGTGCATCTATGAAATCATCCCAGATCACATCTCCATCACATATACACTCTGTCTTCAAATTGAATCGGTCAAAGAACTGTTTGATCCTTTTCTGCCCAAATCCAAACTCATCTCTCAACACCATGCAAGACATAATCAGCACAGTATCGATCGTATTCATCTTGATCTTCTCAACTGATTCTTCCAGTTGTGCTTGATTGATCTCTAACGGAATGAACATAGCTCTCCTTACTGCAAGCTCTTTCTTAGCCTCTTCCATGCCCTTATCCTCGATCAGCTTCATGATCCATATTGCACCAGCCATTCTTGCCTCATGTAACTTTCTATCCGACTTAGCCATGTTTTCTCCTATTCCGCTTCTGATTGAAGCCATTCAAGTAAATCTCCGTAACTATCATGTATTTCCTCTTCTTTCTCTGTGTCAAGATTGTAAATTGACTTATAAGGCTCTTCACTCTTTTCAAAATCGCACATATTGGTAAGCCATTCAGCCAACTCTTCGTCCGACATATTCCTTATTCTGTCGGCATTGGTCTGCTTATCGCTTTTCACAATTTCAAAATATTCATTAATGTAACCTAATACAATTTTTAAATTGTAAGAACTATATCCAATAGAATAGTCTTTTTCACCAACCAGTCTGTACTTCAATTCATAATAAGGCTTATCATCTATCGTTCGTACAATTATTCCTAAGCTATTTACCTTAGCCTTATTTATATTTATTGTTCTCACACTCTGTAAATCTTCCTCTTCTTTGACTGTTAGATTGCTCTGCTTATCATTCATTTTCTCCACCTCTCAATTCTATCAGCTTACTCTCGTACCACTCAGCTTTTTCTATATCCTCCGCTCCATTTTTCTTATCTGCCCGGAAACGATACTTGTAAGCGTTGCACATGCAGAAATGCTTTACAGCTTGCACGCCGAACATTGCAAGCATTACATCTATGCACTCATTTTTTCCTTGATAGTGTGCCGGGTGATTTACATTGTCGTCGCATTCGTTGCCGAAAAGTACTGTATAATTTCTCGCAACCGCTTCCGGGTATTCCTCCCAGCTTCCATAACATGTACTTTCATCGCTGTGTTCCAATGGGCATTTTAAACAGTTACCCCTACTTTCGCAATACGCTCCTATTCTTTTCGCCTTTTCTTCTATCGTCATATCATACCTCGCTTTCTAATAACTCTGGATTGTCAAAAATGTTGCCACACACCTTAAAATGCTCTCTGTCAAATTTGCCAATTGGTATTATATCCTCACTTCCATTTTCTTTTGAGCAAAATCCACTTCCGTACCACATAATTCTTATATAAGTCTCATCTTCCGGGTAATCATCGTCTAGGTGTGCAACCATAATATCATTTTCCCAAATCAGATTGCCATTCTTGTCTTTCAAGCCTGTGCATTGACAGATTGTGTCTGGTTGAATTTCAAAAGCGAGAGGTCTACCAGCTCTGTTACCGATATACCACTTACTATTACTACTTGCCAAAAGCCCTCGAACCCAATCTCCTCTATAAGTTTTTGCCTTGATTAAATACCTATCTTTCATCATCTCCACTCTCTTTCTCATCAATTACTAAGTCCGAAAACTCTGATTCAATCAATTCTTCTGGACTTGAATAGTCATCTCCTTCATAAGGTTGCACATAATAAACCGTCTTCTCACTGCATTTACCATCCTGCTTTAATTCCCAATACAGATCATATAAATCTCCACCATAATCCTCATCATAAAGAGATGTGTCTTCTTCACTATAATGCTTGCCCTTATATTCATATATTTTCATCCTCCTCAACCTCTCTTTCTGCCATAAGCCAGTTCAATGTACATTTCTGACAAAACTTATCATGTTTGTGGCACTCAACCTCATTGAATCCTATTTCATTTGGACACATCACGATCATAGACAGATCTGTGTTGCTGAGCGACCGGATATAATCTCCGTTGGTCATTATTTTATATTCGTCCGTCGCATTCTTGGTACAGTGTACACATGGCTCATCTGTTTTACATCTACTCTGATATTTGCATGTCTCACAGCTCTTATCCTGTACTGGTACTATTTCCATCGAATCTCTCCTCTCCTGATCATCTCAACAATATCTATTCTGGTGAAGCTCTCCCGGTAGCCGTATTCGCTCTTCATCACTATGTGATGATCGTAAACCTTCACAATGGTCCATTTCTTCCATGTCATGATAAAATTCCGCCCACTGGTGGTTTCTTTTGTATGGATCCGCACGACCTGCCCCGGTCGGCAGATCATGTTGTATGTAATTTCTATCTCAAAATTCGTCATGTTGTTTCTCCTTTATCTATTCTATACAAAACACAGTTGCCCATTGTCATCCTCTCCTATCCGCATATTTGGCATTCTTTTTCTCAAGCAAAGCTCTGGTAAATTTGCTCTTACCATTGCTGCCGGTATAGGTGGACAGACTGCATTGCCGCATCTCTTAACCTGTTCACTTCTTGAATATGTCTTACCTGTGCTGTCATGATCTATGATGTAATCATCCGGAAACCCTTGGCACCCATATAACTCCTTTGGCTCAAGCATTCTGAGACCAATGTCCACTATCTGATACTCAACACCTTGGATTGTTACAAGGCCGAACCGGTCTCTTGATGTCACTGTATCAAGCGGCTGTTCTATATCTTGGCCTGTACCCTCTCCGTAGTATTTGATCAGGAATGCTCTGACCTCTCCAAAATGTCCGGCTGATGTTGTCACTGTATGCAGTGGCTCTCTCTCATCCTGCCCTATCCCTGTCTTGTAAAACTTACTGAGGAACGAAGTCACAAGGCCATATCTGTTTGAACTGTCCACTGTCATGATTAGATTCTCTATACCTTGACCTCGTACCTCATCCGAATTGGTCTCTGAATGATATTGGATAAGTGTAGGGCTTATGAGGCATTGCTGATTTCCTGTGGTAATCGTATGTATTGGTTCTCTGCAACTTCCACCTGGATGATTGCTTGTATTTGTTCCCATATAAGGTGCAAGTCTTGGTTCTACAACTCCATATCCATGTTTGCCTGTGATTGTCGGCATTGAATCCCTTATGTCCTGTGGTTTTCTCTCACCGCCGTGATTGCACTGAATTATAAACGGCTCTGGATTATCCAGAACGAACTTCTTCAGCCCTCTTGCAATCCTCTGCATAGTCTTTGGTGCAAGTGGCCTCACCGCCCGAATGCCGTACTTCTCCTTGATCTCCTCTGATGTATCAAAGATACTTGGACATGGTAGGCTAAAATCAAGCTGTGTATATGCTCCAACATAAGGTTTGAGCAGTCCCATCTTGACCTCTTCGCTGTCTGTCGGTGCATGTGTAGGCTTTGGCCACATGATAGGTACTCCATCACATCTTGCGATCATGAAGAACCTTTTTCTCTTGGTCGGTGCTCCGTAGTCTGCCGCCACAAGTTCTCTGAACTGTACTTCATATCCCAGATCATTAAGTTGCTTTACAAACTGTCTGAATGTATCACCTTGCTTTGCCCTTATTGGATGATGTCCTCTGTTGAGTGGTCCCCATGTCTTGAACTCTTCGACATTCTCAAGCATAATCACTCTCGGTCTCACAAGTGCCGCCCATCTGCATGCTACCCATGCCAGCCCTCTGATGTTCTTATCCTTTGGCTTGCCACCTTTGGCCTTGCTGAAATGCTTACAGTCTGGGGAGAACCAGGCAAGAGCTACCGGATGCCCCTCACATGCTTTCACTGGGTCAACCGCCCACACATTTTCACAGTAGTGCTTTGTGTTTGGATGATTGACCTTATGCATCCTTATGGCTTCCGGATCATGATTGATTGCTATATCAACACTGTACCCTGTAGCCATCTCAATTCCTGTTGATGCTCCACCACCACCGGCGAAGTTATCAACGATAAGTTCTCCGTTTATCATGGCTGCACCTCTAAGAAATCAAACAACGTCGGTGAATCAACCTCATTCTCCTCTGCCTGTAAATATCCAACACCATCTCTGAAGTAATCCGGATTGAGCTCACATCCCTTGCCAAATCTGTGCATCTTGACCGCCATCATCGGTACAGTCATAAGACCGCCGAACGGATCATATACCACATCACCCGGATTGCTGTACCTGTTGATAATCCTCTCAACGATATCAAGCTGTAAAGGACATACATGCATGGTTGCCCTTCTCTGGCTCTGTGTCGTATTAAGAGTTCTCATTCTGTTAATATCATCCCATACCTCAAGCTGGTTCCATGATCCCGGAGCTACTACCATGAATGTAGCTGGTAATCTTCCATCCATATCAAGCTTCTTTGCAAGTGCCACATGATCCTCATAGTTATATACATGCTCTCTGCTGTACTGTCTGTATACTCTCTGTAAGTTGTCCACAGATACGCCCTCAAGTTCTTCTTTACTCACAAGCCTGTCTCCTGAGCTTCTCCAGTATCCGTGAGCATCTATCTGCCACTGTGCCCTTGTGTATTCATCCTTGGACTTAGTAACCGGATCATCAGCGTATGCCTTGCTGTGATCCGTTGGCAGTTTGCGGAACAGTAAAATATATTCAGGGCATCCAACTCCCATCTTGGTACCATCCTTACACTGTTCCGTCCATCCAAGGCGGTAGGTCTGGTTGTTCTCTCTTACAACATCCGTCACAACTGTGATCATGCCAAAATACTGAAATCCATGGCGCATATAATGTTCTATACAGTCAGCGTGAAATGGTTCAATAGTTGGCATTCCTGTTCCGGTGGCATTTCCGAACAGCACTCTGTCCTTGACATGAATAGCTGCAACTCTTCCCGGCTTCAACACCCTTAAAAGCTCCGGTGTCAAGAAATCCATCTGTTCAAAGAACCTATCTGTATCCTGATTGTGTCCAAAATCGTTATAATTTGCTGAATATTCATAATGATTACCGAATGGTATTGACGTATGGATCAAATCAATGCTGTTGCTTTCCATCGCTCTTGTTTCTTCCACACAGTCACCATATACGGCTTCATAATGATTTCCTCTTACTGTTCTTTCTTCTCTTGTACCTTCCACACCCATCTTCCTTTCTAACCGCTCTGTTTTATTCGCTGAATCAAGTCCATACTTTTTCACGATCTCGATCATCTTCTGCACCATATGATCATGATTCTTCCATTTCTCAATTAAAGCATTTTTAATCTCTCGCTCATTCTCCATATAGATTATGTCTATAACCACAGTTTCTTTTTGCAAGAATCTATAGCATCTGTGAATAGCCTGTATGAAGTCATTGAACTCATAATCAATACCAACAAATATCTCCCTGTGACAGAACCGCTGAAAGTTACATCCTGAACCACTGATTGACTTCTTTGTTGCAAATAGTCTCGTTTTACCTTCTGAGAAATCTATAACTCTCTGTTCTCTAAGGTCATAATCCATAGATCCGTATATATCCACTGTCTCCGGCAGAGCTTTCTTGATCGCATGTCTCTCTGCTTCCTGATCATGCCACAATATAAAATGATCATCCGGCGAACTGTCTACAATCTCACGCATCTTTTCTACTCGCTCATTGATACTCTCCCGCTTCACCTTTGCAGCTTCTTTCAAACCTGCAGATGCCTGTGTAAACAACTCCATTTGCCCATCTTTATCAACTGTATCTCCATAGTGAACCGGTATCTCATGCCATCTAACATCCAGAGGTGGTAAGTCATAACCATTATCAGAATAATCCGGATTGAGATCCGATGGCTTTGTAATGAAAAGTGCCCAACTTGAAACCCACAACCAAAACTCATCTTCCATATTCGGATATAAGGTCAAGTTATTTGCCTTTGTTGAATCTCTCTGAAAAAATCTTGTAAGTGCCTGTCCTGTATCCATAACCTCAAGGTATCCAGCATAATGAATAAGCTCTTTATACTTATTCGGTGATGGTGTAGCAGTTGCTACCAGCTTATAAGGTACATTTTTGAACTTTTCAAGGAATGTCTGATATGTCTTAGATCCAAATGATCTAAGGACTGATGCTTCATCAAGTGAGGTAGCCTGAAAGTAATCCGGTCGGATATCTCCGTCTCTCACTCTCTCATAGTTCGTCAGAACGATCTGACTTGTGCTTGCCTCAACCTCTTCCATGGTTCGGCAATACTCTGGTTTCTCATAGCCCAGGAGTTCCACGGCATCCCTTGTAAACTCCTGCTTAACTCCAAGTGGTAATACGATCAATGCTCTACCACCTGTATGTTCTGCTGCAAGGTGACAAAATTCTATTTCCTGTGCAGTCTTACCAAGTCCGAAAGACTCAAACAAAGCTCTACGTCCACCTTTCAGTGCCCATGCCACTGCATCTCTCTGGTGTGGCTTTAATGCTTTGTTAATACGGTTCTTGTCAACAGAAAAACCACTATCAACTGCAAGTTCTATCTTGCTTTCTAAAAACTCTTTGTAATTCATGTTTAAAAGGAACCCGATATATCGTTACCCCGGCCGGAGGTTCGGCTCCTTTCTTTGATTTATTTTCTCCGGAGTTCTTTCAACTCCTCAAAATCATATGATCCGCATAAGGGGCATATAGCCCGGTACTCATATGCAGGCTGTCCATGATATTCACCCATGCACTCTCTTTCCATGTCCGGCTCTTCGAACTCTGCCTGACAGTCAATGCATTTATACATCTCTGTCTCTCCCTTCCAACATCATCATGCTGTTGCTCTGTATCTTCTGTATCGCACTTCTAAGCCTTGCCGGCATCAACGCATCCTTTTGCTTCCGTTTTGCAAGCTCCTC